TCTTTGGATGGGCAAGAAACATATATTTATTAGCACAATGCAACTTCAAAGAGCCATTTAAGACTGAAGTTATTAGAGGAGTTGGCATTATTGTTTTCCCTATCGGTGTTGTCACCGGTTATATAAACATGAAAGATGACTAGAGAAGATATTCAATTAGAAGCACTAGCTGCAACTGATGAGAAGATAAGATGCAGTGTGGTATTGGGCACCGGAGTTGGTAAGACTCTGGTTGGCCTAAGCCATATGGATAGGAACACTACACCCCTTATGAAGTGTTTAATTGTAGCTCCTAAAAAATCTATCTTTACATCTTGGAAAGATGATGCTGAGAAATTCAACAAGCAATACCTTGTAGGGAGAATGGTGTTCACCACATATTTGAGCTTGAAAAAACATAACCCGGCTGATTATGATGTGCTCTATTTGGATGAATCTCACAGTTTGCTTCCTAGTCATAGACCCTTTCTTGAAAACTTTAAGGGTAAGATACTTGGTCTTACTGGTACTCCTCCTAAGTATAAACAATCAGAAAGGGGATTACTATTTCAAGCATATTGTCCGGTAGTTTATACATTTAAAGCTGATGATGCTGTAGAGAATGGAATACTAAATGATTACCAAATCATAGTACACAAGATCAACCTGGGAACAAGTAAAAACTATCAAGTTGTAATGAAAGGTAAATCTTTCATGACTAGTGAAGAACAGAACTATACCTATTGGTCTAGAAGAATTGATTTAGGCTCTGGAAATATGCACATGCTCAGAGTAATGAGAATGAAAGCAATGATGGAGTATCCTACTAAAGAACGCTATGCTAAGATATTGTTCAACAGTATCAACAGTAAATGTATTCTTTTTGCAAACACACAAGATCAAGCTGATAGGTTATGTGATTACAGTTATCACAGTAAGAACCAGAAGTCTGATGAAAATCTTGAGAAGTTTAAGAATGGTAAAATACTAAAACTCTCTACTGTATTACAGTTGAATGAAGGTGTGAATATACCTAATCTTAAACAAGGTATTATCATGCATGCTTATGGTAATGAGCGTAAAGCCAGTCAAAGAATTGGAAGATTGCTTAGGCTTAATCCTGATGACAAGGCTATTGTTCACATACTATGTTTTGTAGATACAATTGATGAGAAATGGGTAAAAGAAGCATTAGAAAACTTTGACCAAAGTAAAATCAGTTGGCAAACTTTTAATGTATCTTATTAATTTTTTATAATATTATGGAAGAATACACTAAAGAAGAAGTCATTAACTCTTTAGTTGCATTAGATTCCAAATCTAGGAAAAGATATCTAGTTGATCAAAGAAGTTATTTAATAGCAATACTTGCTTATAAGTTTTTTATGTCTGAGCATGCAATTGCTAAAGCAGTTAACTATAAACGGGATAAAGTGCATTATAATAAAAAAATTGCTCTTCACTTTTATTCAGATAAGTCCTATAAGGAAAATGTGTATGTTTACTCAGTCATGTTTCCTTTTGAACTTGATAAAACTGAAGTATCAAGAATGCACAGATCACAAAGAGTTGAGTTAGATCTAGATGCTAAGTTTTATAAAAAGCTTAAAGCTGTTGGAGCTATCTTAGGTCATAAAGATATAAGAGTTACTATTAAATTATTTCTTGAAAAATCTTTAACATTATGGGAAAAATAAAAGAGCTTTATAGCCGGATAATGCAAGAAAATGATGGCATACCGGAAGGTCTTACTATTGCAGACCTAAAGCATATGGAAGAGTTGAATATTTATCACTGGGAAGAGTATGAAAGAGAAAGAGAAAGAGAAAAGCAATCAGAATGTAAATAAAAAGATTGCTGAAAGGTTAGAGAAGTTTAACAAGTTGTATTACAAAGAACTTGTTAAGTCTAAACTTGTAAGTAAAACTAAAAAAGTCAACAATGAAGAAGGTGACTAAATGAAAAGATTCCTGAAATATCTTACTGTTTGGATAAGTCAAAATCTGGCTATTCCTTTCTGGACTATTGGTCACATTCATTTGATGACCTCAGTCTATGAAGATATTGTGGAAATTATTGCCTCCTGTGGTATGAACTTAATTGTTGCCGCAGGTTTCTTTATTGAGTATTTTGAAAATCATAGAAAGAAGTAGGTAGATCAAGTGGTGGAACAATGAGAGACACTTCTTATATGCCGATTCATTAGGCATTAAACGGAACCAAATATAGGTGTAGGTGCAAACCCTACCTTGATCACAAATTAAAAAAAATAATTATGGCAGAAATAATTTTAAAATTTGACTCTCAAGAAGAAGGAGATGATGCAAGAACTGCATTAGATGGTTACAAGTGGAAAATGGCTATGTGGGATTTAGACCAAAAGCTTAGAAGTATAACAAAGTATGGTGTCAGTATTACTACACCTAATACTTCTGCAACTGGTGTAGAGCAAGATGTAGCAGATAAACTAAGAGAAGAAATCCGGGAAATTCTAGACGGATATAGTCTTAATCTTGAATATTAAGTTATGGCAGAAAAAACAGCAACAGAGTGGTTATTTGAACAACTATGGAATAGTGATAAAGATAAGTTTGTTTGGCATTCTTTATTAGAACAAGCCAAAGAAATGGAAGCCAAACAGCAACAGTTAGATTTGACTAACATTACAAGATTAGAAGTAATTAATCATGCAAGTAATAGTCACCCTATAGGGAGAGTCTTGACAATGTATGAAAAAACAGGAGATTTTACAGTTGTTGATGCTGAGTTTCAAGATGATGGTAAAACACTTAAAATCTTTATATCATGAAAGGAAAATTAATTAAAACAAACAGTGAAGATTACCACATGGGTAATTATTTTTTAAACAATACTGAAGGATTTGCCATAGGGTCTACGGATTATGAATGGTGTAGAAGAGTAAGCAAGCCTCAATACAAACTATCCAAACAAAACTGTGATGAGATATTTGGAGTTGTTGATGTTGAGAAGTTGACATTTGAATGTATGAAGAATACAATAAACCAAGAAACTGGTAGTGATATACATAGATTAAGTGTTGGATTAGGTTTTAAAAAAGGCTTCAACAAAGCAATAGAGTTGAATAAAGACAAGTTGTTTACTTTATCAGACATATCTTATGCTATTGCTTTTAGTGGAAAAATGAAACCATCTCAAATAGTAAAAAACTTGCTTGAACAACCTACAGAAATTGAAGTTGAAATAGTCATAGACAAAATACCTGCTGATTTAGCACCAGGTGGTTGGGATGTGTTTCCAAAATTAGATGCTGAGGGATGTTTAATACTAAAAAGAGTAATATGAAACAACAACAAGAAGAAAAACAGTTCCTGGGTGGATTGTTGATAGGAATAATCTTAGGAGCATTGATAGGTTACTTTACCTTTAGAATAGTAACTGCTGTTCAAAACAGTCCTATTAAAGAAGCTCAGGTAGAGCATTTGGAGAAAAAGATAGGTGATTGGTCTAAGCATCCAAACAGAGACAAGAGAAACTATTTTGAAGTAATGTATAATAATTCAAGCAAATGAAAGAACAATTAGAAGAAGCTGCTGAAAGATTGTTTCCTTTCACAAAAGATGATTCTGAAAATAGAATTATAACCATTAAACGACTTTTTTGGATTGATGGTGCTAAATTTCAAGCTGAAAGGAGTTATAGTGAACAAGAAGTAGGTGAATTAGTTTATACAATTATTGGACAATATGCCAATAAAGTTAACATTATGATTGATGGAAGTATAATTGATGGATTATTTGAACAATTTAAAAAGAAAGCATGAAAGAAGAAAGAACAATCAAAGAGTTGCTACAACTGATGCTAAAGCATCAAGAGTTGTTTAATTCAGGATTATGTTATTGGGTAAGGGATTTATTTTGGGACAGTAAAATAACAGAAGAAGAAAGGAATATACTTGATATGTATATACAAAAAAATAGACCTAAGAACTTATATTGGTTAATAGAAGATCCTTACTATTGGAAGTTAGGCAACATCAAACCACGCATTAAATGGCTCAAAAAACATATTGCAAGATTATGAAAAATTTATTACTAATTATCCTACTATGTCTTTCAGTAGATGTAGTAGGACAAACTATTTACAAAAATAGAAAGCAAGAATTAAGAATTGAAAGAGTTATACAAAACTCTGAAGGTACTTACAAAGTATATTTCCATGCTACTTATTTAGTCCTGGGAAATAAAGCAGAAACAGATTACTTCTTAGAACAATTGTTAAATGTAATCAGTACTGAGAAGACTGTTAATTCTTATGTAGGAAACACTTCTGTTAAGTATGTTCCTTTTGAGAATGAAGTAGAAGTCTTTGCTAAGACATCTAGTTTTAAGCTCAGTAGAAAACAAATTATTAAACTTAAAACCAAATTATTATGAGTGTTCCAACAGCAGAAGAATTTCTTCAGAATTACAAAAATGATTCAGACCATTATGCTGACCAAGACTATAGTGAAGGAAGATTAATCAAAGCATTGCAAGAATTTGCTAAACTTCATGTAGAGGCTGCATTGCATATAGCAAGTGAAAGAGCAGACTTAACAGATAATGGTAGTTTTCCATATGTAGACAAACTATCAATCCTAAACAGTTATCCACTAGATAAAATTAAGTAACATGAAACAGTTTATTTTAATAGCTCTTACACTCATGTTATTTGGGTGTCATGAAGAACCTAAACAAGTTTATGAAACTCAAGTAAAGACTTATGTTATTAGTATGAAAACGGATCCTGTAGCAGGTAGATCTGGAAATCCCCCAATATTATATTTTCAAACTCCTACTTCTACTGAATGTTCTTGGGTAGATATTGATACTTACAATAAGTATAAAGTAGGAGATACTATTCAAGTACTAATCAAGTATTGGGAAAAACCTAAAAAGAAGTAACATGAGTTTTTTATTAGGAATAGTTTCAGGTATGTGTATAATGTATGCTATGAAAACAAAAGAACAAACAGAAGTACAAAAGCAACTTGAAAAGCTCAAGGACTTTGACACATGGAAAGAATGGAAAAATAAGTAGTATGAAAAAATTAATATTGATTATAGCATTTATTGCTATTACTGTAAGTGCATTCTGTCAAGATACAGAAAGAGCATATGCAGCACAAGTAGGTACATGGTCCAAAGTTAAAAGTGGTTGGGTTTGGGGTAATGTTCAAAAAGTAAACTTGACTATTACATTTGATAAGTCTGTAGTGTCTATTAACAATGAGATGGGTTCAGTATTTGAAACCTTAGAGATCTTTGATAAAAAAGATGATCATATTACCTGGAAATCATTAGATGAAGAGTATATCACCTGTTACCTTACCATGCAATATACAGATGACTATACTGTATTGATCATTACTTATGACAATGCGTGTTTTAGATATTACTATTAGTTATGGCTGATATAAGTAAATGTGGAAATAAGGATTGTAAACTAAAGTATCATTGTTATAGATACACTGCACCTGATAGTTATTGGCAAGCATATAATGACTACAAACCAAAGAATAGTAAACTGTGTGATGACCAAATAGAACAGAAATGTCCTCATTGTGGGATAAGAAAAAGACACAGACCAAGTTGTATAACTAATAGGATTTGATATGACTGCTTTAGAGATTGACAAGATAAGAAGGAAAATAGTTAAACAAGGTTTTACATCAAAATATCCAGGAGGGTCTAATGAATATATGCAATATATTAGTAATCATTATGTTAGTCCGGGTACTAGGGTTATGGAGTTGACAAGTGTTCATATTAAATTTATAGCATCAAAAAGACTTTCTACAAGTGGAACTACTGTTATAAATCAATGGTATGTAGAAATTACTATTGAATATGGTCTTTCTAGTTATAGATTTAAAACCTATGATTATTATCCTGATACAGTAGATACATTACTACTAAGAGTTAAGCAGTATATGGCTTTTGAAGAATTTCTTAAAAAATAAAATTATGAAAAAATAATCATGATATATTGTTTTTACAATTTTTAATCCATACATTTGTGTATGAAAAAAAATATTGTAAATTTAAATACTAGATTTGGTGATTTAGTAGCTGTAAAATTATTAAACAGTGAAGATAAAAGGACCAGATACTTATGTAATTGCGACTGTGGTAATACAAGAATAGTAAAATTAACAGATCTTAATAAAGGGATAATTACTCATTGCGGTTGTAAAAATTTTTGTAATAAGCATGGTAATCGTGTATTTTCACCCACTGAATCAAGTTTTAGAGCTAAAGCTAGTAGTTATAAAGCAGGAGCTAAGCAAAGAAAAATTGAATTCACTCTTTCTTTAGAAGAAGCTGTTGATTTACTAAAACAAAATTGTTTTTATTGTGGTAAAATTCCTAAAAATGTATACAATGTTAGAGTAAGTAACAGAATAAATAAAAAAAATAAACCTGACTATGCTTATTTAAATAATAAAGATTTTGATATTCTTTATAATGGTATAGATAGAGTTAATAATAACCTTGGTTATTGTAAAGGTAATGTTGTTGCTTGTTGTACTCAATGTAACACTGCTAAACTTAATTTTACTGAAGATGAGTTTAAAACTTGGGTAATAAAAGTTTATGAAAATTTAAAATTAAATAATTATAAAAAATAATGGGTACATATTTTATTGGATGCTTACATTTAGGGCATGAATCAGTTGCTAGATATAGAGGTTTTAAAAATTCAGAAGAACATGATAAACATCTTATTGAAAGTTGGAATAAATGTATAAATAAAAAAGATCTTGTATGGATATTAGGTGACATAACAATGGAAACTGATAAACATTATTGGAAACTTGATCTGTTAAATGGAAGAAAAAAAGTTTGTTTAGGAAATCATGATAAGTATCAGCATTCAAAACAATTAATGTTATATGTAGAAGGTATTACCGGAGCAATAGATTACAAAGGATTTATTCTTACACATGTACCTATTCATCCTAATGAAGTACATTTCTACAGAGGTAACATACATGCTCATATTCATCACTTGAATAAGCTTGAAGAAGTTGTAACTAAGAATAAGTATAATGATCCCGGAAGTGTTCCTGGATTCACTAAAAACAAGTATTTTAATGTTGATGCTCATCTTCTAGATTACACTCCTAGAACTATTGATGAATTAATACTAAGACAAAATGGAAGCTAAAGAAAAAGCAAAAGAATTGGTAGATATTTTTTATAATGAAGTAAAATATATGGAGAGAGCCAAACAATGTGCTTTGATTGCAGTTGATGAGATATTAAATCAATGCTTGGATTATCGAGACATAGACTTATGCAGAAGTTATAACTATTGGCAAGAAGTTAAACAAGAAATCAAAAAGTTATGATTATGGAAGCTAAAGAAGGACTATTAAGAATAGGTATACCTACAGGACTTGGTCCTAAGGGTGTAAGAAAAGAAGCTGTTGATATTGCTAAAGCTATGCTTACTCAAATGGGTGCTAAATACATTAATAAAAGATATACTAAGTATTATGTACCTGAAAATCCTAATTTGGATAACGGTCATTTTGATACTGTAAGATGGGGAGTAGTATTATCTACCGAAGTTCCAGATGTAGAATATGCTAGATCAATTATGTTAAGTTTTGATTATGATAATATACAAATGTTAGATTCAGAAAAAAGAAACTTACATACATATTATAATGAAAAACCTTATTTACGGCATAACCAATTATATAATTACAAAAAATGATTAGTAAAGCAATGCAATCATTCTTGGTTGCAATATCAGATGAACACTACAGGTTGACTAAAGATGTTGATTCTAATATTAGTTATCTATGGTATTTGTATAGTGCAGGAGTTAAAGCAGGAGAGTACAGACCCTTTATATTTTATGCAGAGGTTAACTTAAATCTGTATATGGGCTTGATTAATGAAGATGAAAAGGATAATATTATACATATGATAGAGTCACCTGATAGGGAAAACCTGTATCTCGCGTATCTTGCACTAGAAAATATTAGGAAGGAAAGGCACAAAAAGTTTGGTAGTATGATTGAGTTTCCTGCTTATAGTCAGGTAAAAAATGATTATCTTTATAAGATTCTCAGTCATGATTTATTTAAAAAAACCATGTAAAATGACAGAAAAAACACTGAAGAAATTAGGATTTATTAAAGTCAAAGCTAAAGATTCTGAGACAAACAATGGGTATGATTACTATTATTATGTTTTAGACATAACACAAGGATTAAGTTTAGCATCTACAGATAGTGATGAAACTATAAGTAGAAAAGGTTGGAATGTCATATCATGGGATATTCCGGATCTAGAAATTACAAAGAAAAAGCAACTAAAAGCTTTTATCAAATTATGTAGAACAGTAATTAGAAATTAGCATGCAATCATTAAAACTTATAAAGAAAAATGGTAAGTTGACTTATCTACAACCTAAAGATAAGTTAGCTTATAAGATCTTTGAAGACAAAATCAAAGAAGGTCAAAAAGTAGAAATGTATTTAGATCTTGCAGATGATGATCATAGTAAAGGACAGCTTGCAAAAGTACATGCTTGTATTAGAGAGTTGGCCAAAGAAATTGGTTATACCTTTGATGAAATGAAAACTATCATAAAAGGAAAATCCGGTCTATGTATGGAACAAGACGGTATTTATGAATGTAAATCTTTTGCAGACTGTAGTAAAGATGAATTATTACTAGCTATTGAAGCTTGTATAGAAATAGGAAAAGAAGTCAATATTAACCTTCAGTAGGTTCAACATATCCTTCATCTCCAGGTTGCAATACATCTTTTTCTACATATAGATTCTCAGCTTTAAATTGAGACTCCATTTCAGCTAGTAAAAGAGTAACTGTGTAAAAAGATTTTTGAAGATCATCCATATCAGTATAAGCTTTTGTCATGATGTGTTTAATGTACTCATCAGGTTGACTTTCTTTACCAATATTTAAGTATAGGTAGTATGATAGAGCTTTAGTCATTAAGTAAAAACTCTTATTGACTTTGATTGATACTACCGCATCATCTTTAATTTCTTTAACTTTGATAGCCATAAACTTTATTTTAAACAAAAATATGAAACAAAAGTTAGATTTAGAGGAAATTAAACAAAAAATGTTTGAAAAGTTAGAACCTTCCGGGTGGGGACGTGTTCTTAAACCATTTATATTTAGTGGTGACTTTGATAATATTATCTCTCAGTTGGCCAGAATGGCTACTGATGGGAAAAGGTTCACTCCTACCCTAAAGGACTTATTCAAAGCTTTTGAAGAATGTCCTTATAGTGAGCTTAAGGTTATCCTTGTAGGGCAAGATCCATACCCCCAATTTGGTGTTGCTGATGGTATTGCTTTCAGTTGTAGTAAAACTAATGAATTACAGCCTAGTTTACGCTTCATGTTAGATGAGATAAACAGAACTGTATATAATGGTCATCCTGGTAGTTTAAATGTTGATTTAACTAGATGGTCAAATCAGGGTATACTAATGCTTAATACTGCTCTTACAACTACTGTAGGTAAAATTGGACAACACTATAAGATATGGCAACCTTTTATTGCTTATCTGTTTGATTATTTGACATGGAACAACAATGGATTGATCTATGTCTATCTTGGTAAACAAGCTCAAGAATGGGCTGACTCTATCAATGATAACAATTATAAATTTAAACTGTCACATCCAGCAAGTGCTGCATATAATAACAGTGCTTGGAACTCTGAAAGTGTATTTGTTGAAATACAAAATCTTGTTGAAAAAAATTACAATCAAAAACTTATTTGGTAATGACAGAAATATTTAATAGACTTATACAAGAGAATATTACTCCTAATGCATACTATGTTTTATGCTGTATTAAAGAAAAAGTAGTACCCAAAAACTTTGTAAATAAAGAATTAGAATGCAAAAGACTGCAAAGCGATCAATGGCTTACAGAAGATTTGCAACTCACTAGTAAAAGTATTATTTTTACAGAAGAAATTGGTGGGTTCTTTAAAAGAACTAAGAAAAAAGTATCAAAAGATTTAATGGGTGCAGACTTTGTACAAAAAATCCAGGAATATGTTCTCATATTTCCTAATAGGAAACTATCCTCTGGAAAATATGCAAGGACTAACCCAAAGAATCTTGAGAGTGCTTTTAAATGGTTCTTTGAGACATATGACTATAGTTGGGAGTTGATCCTAGAAGCTACAGAAAAATATGTAAGAGATTATGAACTTAGAAACTTTGATTACATGAGAACATCTCAGTACTTTGTTAGAAAACAGAACATTGACAAGTCATTTGAGTCTGAATTAGCAAATTACTGTGAGTTGATTAAAACAACACCTGATGTTGATCAAGTTTATTTTACGGAGGCTGTAGTATGATACCAAGTTTAAGAATTAGTACATTAATGCTTGGGCTTGCTATACTTGGAACAGTACTTTCCTGGTTCATTATTAATCTTTTTGTTGTGAATATCACCATTGGACACTTTGTTATCATAGAAATCATTATTAGTGTATTTCATCATATGTATAACAAAGCAAAAGAACAGTGTAAACAACAAAAATAAATACAATGGCAGAATTATTTAATGGGGCAAGACCCTTGATTCCAGTAAGTGAAAGAAAAGCATTAGAAAAAGCACTTTTAAAAATGCGCGCAAGAAGAAATGGAGAAGTTAAATCTCTTAGGAGTGCTTGGCCCAAATTTAATGATGCATTTTGTGATGGATTGGAGTGGAGAACTATCACCGTAGTTGGTGCTAGACCTGGAACCGGTAAAACTTTATTTATGGAACAGTTAATCAGTGATATCATTGAGAACAATCCTGACCAAAAATTTAGAATACTTAAGTTCCAGATGGAAATGGTTGATGAAACCAGTGGTGTGAGAAAGTTTAGTCTGAAAACAGGTTCTGATTACAATACATTAATGAGTAAGGGAAAACAAATAGATAAACATATCTATGAAAAATGTGTAGAGTACTATCATAAAACCGCAGCTACAGACATAGTGGATGTAGTATATGATGCATGTACAGTAGATGAAATGTGCGCAACCATTCATTATCATATGAATAAGCACAAACTAGAAGATGGGACTTACCCAAACATGCTAGTAGCAATTGATCACTCTGCACTATTCAAAAAGGCTAGAACAGAAAAAGACAAGTTTGAAATGCTTGGTTCATTAGGTGAAGCGCTCACCATGATGAAGAAGCACTATCCAGTTGCCTTTGTTGTGTTAAGTCAGTTGAATAGAAACATTGATGACCCTAAAAGGTCTGAGGAAGGAACTTACGGTAATTATGTATTAGATTCTGATATATATGGTTCTGATGCGTTGTTGCAACATGCTGATGTGGTATTAGGTATTAATAAACCTTCAATACGGAAGATCAGAAATTATGGTCCAGAAAAGTATATCATTAGTGACACAGATGTATTAGTCTTTCACTTTTTGAAATCAAGAAATGGTACCACACGGATAAGCTTCTTTAAGCTAGATCGGACTACAATGAGGATTATTGAGATTGATACTCCACCAACAGCAACAAAGCAAAAGTTAAGTACAAATTAAAAAAAAAGTTATGAGTTTAAGACAACAAAAAACATCTGAATTCTTTGTGCAACACATGGAAACATTCAGAAAGTTGGGAATTATTGATCCATTCTTTGTGATTAAAACAGCATTCTTTCAGAAAGGTAAGTATGGAAGACACACTCAGTTTTTTGAGTGGGAATTAAAGAAAAATGAGGACATTTATGTTGAGTTTTATGACAATGTACATGATCTTAATGGAAAGACTGTAGATTACAAACCTTTTCATGAAGACAGAGTGCTTTGTAAATACAAAATCAACCCTCATTTTGCTGAAGAGTATGAGAAAAAGGAAAACATCAATCAGAATACTGGTGAGCCTTACTTTACTTATACTGTTCCCTTAGCTGAAATGATTGCTGTCAACCCTGATGGAAGAGAAATGACTTATCCTATGTATGAAAAATCTAAGGAGTCACCTTCTAAGGAGGAAGCAGTTATGCCGAGATTGCAAAATAGCCTGGCTTTTCCAAATTTTGAGGAAGAACTGATTAAAAAACCTGAGCAGATAAAAGAAACTACCCTAGAAGATTTACTAGTGGGAGATGATGTATCTTATTCAGAAATGACAATCAGAGATATTGCTGCAATAATTTGGAAGAAACCAGTAAGCAACAAATTATGGTTAAATTCTTTAATTGAAAAACAATGAGTATTGTATTGCCAACTACAAAGGTTTTGGGAGGACGTGTAAATCCCAAAAGAATAGTGATCTATTCTAAGCCAAAGACCGGTAAAACTACAGCTTATGCTGGTCTGGAAAACAATCTAATTTTAGATTTAGAAAATGGTACTGATTATGTAGCAGCTCTGAAAGTAAAAATTAACAGTCTACAAGAATTACTTGACACAGGTAAAGCTATTAAAGAAGCAGGTTGTCCTTATAAGTATGTTACTATTGATACAGTGACAGCATTAGAGGAAATGATTATGCCTTTAGCAATCAAGCTTTACAAACAAACACCAATGGGTAAAAATTTTGATGGCACAAGTGTTATTACTTTACCAAATGGTGCAGGATATTTATATATTCGTCAAGCATTCTTTCAAGTTTTAGATTTTATTGATACCTTAGCACCCCACATTATTTTATCTGGTCACATTAAAGATAAACAAGTGGATGATAAAGGAGAATTAGTAATGTCTGCAAACATTGATTTGACTGGTAAAATTAAATCTCTGATCTGTGCAAATGCTGATGCAATTGGTTATATGTACAGAAAAGGTAATAAGACTTTCTTGTCTTTTAAAACAAATGAAGAAGTTACTTGTGGTGCAAGACCTGCACATCTTAGAAATGAGGAGATAGTAATAACTGAAATGGTAGATGGTGTCCTAACAACAACGTGGGACAAAGTATTTGTGTAACAATTTAAAATAAAATAACAATGGGATTAAGTACAACTGATTTGAGCACTGGTGGGTCTGGCCTTCCAAAAACATTAGCTCCAGGAAATCATGCATTAAAAATTAACAGTATCAGTTTGGATGATTATACATTCATTCCAGGTGCAAAACATTTGATGATGCATGTAGAAGGTCAACCAATTGATGGTTTTCAAGGTTTCTTGATTGACAAAGATGATGAAAGCAAAGGACACTATGCTGGTCAAATAGGTAGAGTAAAAGCAAGCCAATATGCATTTGCAGATGGAGAAACTAAAACTGGTATCAAAATTCAGAGAGATAGATCTATCATGATGTTTATGCAAAATTTATGCAAAACTCTTGGAATCAATGACTGGTTCATTGCTCAAGATAATTTGCATGATACAATTGATGACTTGATCAAAGCATTCAACAATACAGCACCATTTCAAGATATATATCTTGACTTCTGTGTTGCTGGTAAAGAATATGTGGGTAAAACTGGTTATACAAACTATGATTTGTTTTTACCAAAATCTGAAAAAGGTAAGTATGCATTTGGAGAAGAATCCGGTGGTAAAGTATTAACCTATGATGAGAAAACACATTTAGTTAAGGCTAAAACAACAGAAGTAAATAACTTTGGTAATGATGATGATGATGACTTTAGCGTTCCAGCTAAAACATCTTCTGACTTTTCACTTGATTAACAACTAGTTAATTACAGGGGAGTCAGAGATGGCTCCCCTTTTATTATTAATTAAAGTGTTATGATTTCAACAAAAAATTTAATTTCATCTATTGTAGATGTCCCAGTTGAATGGGTTTTTGAATATTATCTTAATCTGAATGAAAGATTGAATGGACAAGACATAAAAATCTTATCTGTATTTAATGCAAAAGATAAAGTGCCTTCAATGTGTATATATTATAACAGTGGAATTTACAGATTCAAAGATTTTTCTTCTGGGTTTCAAGGTGATAATGTTGAATTGGTTCTACGCATGTTTAATTTACAACACCGTTGGGAAGCAGCAAATAAAATAACTTGTGACTATCAAGAATATGTTACAAATAATGACAGAAGGTTTGAAGGTGAAACATTCAATCTAGATAGATACAAAGTTGTTGATTATGAGATGAGACACTGGCAGACACATGATCAAAAATATTGGAGTAGGTTTCATATTGGATCTAAAATGCTTGAGTTCTACAATGTTGTTCCATTATCTTATTATGTAATGGAAAAAACTCAGGTGAATGGTGAAATCAAATCTTTTAAACATGCTAATGGTTATATCTACGGTTATTTCAAAAATGATGGTACTTTGTATAAGATCTACAAACCAACAGATAGAGATAGAAAGTTTGTTAAAGTTCAAAATTACATTCAGGGCTCAGAACAACTAACATTTGATAAGAAGTATCTAGTAATTGTATCTTCCCTAAAGGACTTAATGGCATTCAGAAAACTTCAGATAAAAGATGTTGAAGCAATAGCTCCAGATAGTGAGAACAGTATGCTTGCTGAAACTACTATGTCTAAATTAATCCGGCAGTACAAAAAGATTTTTATAATTTTTGACAATGATGAAGCTGGTATTAAAGCCGCGCAAAGATATCATTCAAAGTATAAGATTCCTTATGTGGTTTTACCTTTAGAAAAAGATATTGCAGATTCTGTTGAAGTACACGGTATTGAAAAAACTAGGAAAATATTACTTACATTATTAAAAGAAGCATTATGAGTTGGATACATAAAGGTAAACAGTTTTCAGATTCTATGATTCCAGAAGGTGGAGTAGGTTTTATTTACATCATGACAGCTGTGATTGATGGTAAGTCAGTAGCCTATATAGGAAAGAAGAACTTCTTTGCTAATATCAAAAGACCATTAGGTAAAAAAGCTTTGGCTATGAGTACAGATAAAAGACTCAAGAAATATAGCCGGGTGATTAAACCTGATTACATGAATTACTACAGTAGTAATAAAACTCTTAAAGATGCTCACAAAGCAGGAGTTGTTATTAAAAGAGAGATATTAATGATATGCTATTCTCAAATGGAGTTAACATATCAGGAAGTAAAGCACCAGTTTAAATATGAAGTGCTTGAGAAAGATGAATACTTGAATGCCAATATCCTTGGCCGCTTTTTCCATTCTAAATGAAAATATATTAGGAATGTAGTATATTATTTGTATATTTGTTCTATGAGAACACAAACCGGAACTTATAGAACATACAAAGATATGTTAATAGCTTTACCTAAGATTGGTAGACTTCAAGTAATAGAATTATCACATAAAAACAAATGGGGAGCTTATTACATTAAGTGTCAATGTGACTGCGGTAATATTACAACTACAGATTTTTCCTCTTTGAATAAATCTAAAGTACAATCATGTGGTTGTTTACAAAAAGAAGCCGTAAAATATACTGGTGTAAAAAATAAGAAGTATATAGTTAATGTAGATAAACTAGTAGATAATGAAGTAACTGCTTATATAGCAGGTCTTTATGCAGCAGATGGTTCAAATGAAAAATCAGGTCTTTCAATTGGTTTACAAAGTACAGATAAAGAGATACTTGAAAAAGTAAGTAGTTATTTTAATTATACCGGACCTTTGTATACAATGAAAAGATCTAAGAATAATGAAAAGGATCAGGTAAGATTAACAATCTCTGACAGTTCTTTTAGAAAGTTTTTTGAAGAAAGAGGTATTATAAAAAATAAAACACTTGATTATCAAGTTCCTGATTGTTATTTGTACAATTCTCATTTTTGGAGAGGTATGCTTGATGGAGATGGATGTATTTTTAAGTATGAAAGAAAGTACACAACCTATGGAATATCTTTAGTTGGTACAGAAAATACTATTAATGCATTTAAAAAGTTTTGTGAATTTATTTTAGGCAAAACTGTTAAAGTTAAACCTTACAAGGTTAAGTCTTCTATTGAGATATATTCAATAAACTTTGTTGGTAAGATGTATCTTCCTTTATTAAAAGCTATATATAACAATCCTATAGCGAATATGTATATAACAAGAAAGTACAATAAGTACTTGGAGATTATTAACAAAACAAAATAATTATGAAAATAGCAATGTACGACCTAGAAGGTCATTTATTAGAAGTGTTTGAAGTGGAGACTGTCAGAGATTTAGAATCACAATTAAAAACTCCTAAAGGAGGTATTAACAATTGTATTACAGGTCACTGCATACAAACAATTAATATGCAGTTTAGAAAGTATTCAGATTTTGCTAAAATTATTAAAAGAATTGGTGATATAACAAATATACCTGGTAAAACATCTTTGCTACCTGTCTCAAAATACTATAAAGGTAGTTTTATTTGTACTTACGAAAATGCTACAATAGCAGCTAAAAAAAATAATTTAGATACTCCAAATATTAATAGGTGTTTAAAGAATGACAGAAATACATCAGGTGGTTTTGAATGGAAATATGCAAATTAGAAGAATTATGACAGAAACGGAAATGACAGGCCTTCTATTACAGTTGGCTGACCTTGGTGTGACTGGTATCAGAGTACACTATGAAGGTGAAGGAGACAGCGGTGCAATTGAAAGCATAAATTATACCACTGGAGAAATAAATGAACCATCTGATGTTTTAGATGAAGTAGATGCATTTTCTTTAGAAAATAGACTTGAAGATTTAAATAGTAATCTTACTGATTCTGTTGATGAATGGGTTAATGATAAACTACTACAAGATATTGAAGATTGGTGGAATAATGAAGGGGGTAATGGAGATGTTTGCATCTGTGTACCGTCCGGTAAATATTGTATTTATAATAACATTAGAGTTACAGAGTATGAAGAGT